GGGTCACTCTTCACATGATACAGGCGGAGCAAAAGGTTACGTGCGGGTTGACTCTGATAGGCGTGACCAAGCAGGCCTGCGACACCCAGAGTAACCAAGTTCACTGCACTGGCACCTATCTGACCGATGCCACCTGAAGCAGCCATGCCGACACCCTTGCCGGTCTCTCCTGCTGCAGCTGTCATGCGGAGGTACTCCAGCATGCCACCCAGTTCTTGTTGTGCTCTCTCGCCCGGAAAGAAGGTGCGCAGCTGAGCTTCAACAGGCTCACTCTCCATCCAGTTCAAAACTTTCTTCGGATCTACGACAGCCTCGATGGCTTCGCTTCGACGCCAGCCACCAACACGCATTGCATTACGCAGGATCATTTGCTGAGCCTGCCGTCTACCTGACGCAGTTAAATTCTCTCGGAGAAGGGTAAGCTGTGTAGGATCCGCTGACTTCAACACACGTCGGATGACTTGGTCGTCAACTTCACCTGCCTCGATCAAACCTTGCAGCGTACGTCGTTCAGAACCATTGACCAGAGTGTTTATCTCTCGGGTTCCTTGCAGCCATCGAGCCCCTGCTTCACCACCATCTTCAGCAGCGTGTCGTGCGAGATCTCGTTGCAAGGCATCCGCTGCCTGCTCTAGAGATTCCCGTGCAGCTGGGGGTGCTCTGCCCGCCTCCATGTAAAGACGTTCAACCCAATCGTTGAGGCTACCGAAGTCACGTGGAAGTTTTCCTGGCTGTGGTTTGCCGCCGACCCACACTGTCGTGCGTACTTTGTTGAGCAAGCTGATGAGACTCTGGTTAGCAAGGTCACCGTACTTCTCTTCGTCTGCGATGATGTCTCGAATCGTTAGACGGAAGTCACGTAAGACAACGTCGTTGCCTGCCATCGCTTCGATGCCTTCATCAACACTGGCACGAGCAGCGTTCAAACGTGCGCCACCTGCTTGGTTGATGTTGTCCAAAACTCGAGCACCGTAGTTGGTGTTCGGATTCAAATTATAACGATCAGCCAAGTTAGCCAGCACTTCAACACGCTGTTGCTGCTGTGCTTTACGCAATCCACCAGTACCTGTCAGTGGCATACGCTCGACCATCTTCAAAAGGATCTGACGGAACGGAGTGTGTGCTTCCGGGACTGCGTCCTGCGTGGTGATGATTGCATTACGACCAGACTGCAGGTACTCCTTCGCGTTCTTTGCAAAGGTCAACATCTGTGCCTTGGCTGCAGGGATCGCTTGGTCAAGACCAGTTGCTGCACCCATGCGTGCACCCCAATCCTCAGGGATGTAACTGCCGATGAATCGACCAGTACGTTGCACGGCACCCATCAATGGACGTGCCAGTTCGATAACAGGACCTGCGGCTGCGCTGATTGCAACGTCAGTCTTGTCGAACTGCCCACCTGCAGCTTCTTGTCCTGCTTGGATTGCCGCTTCGGTAGCGCCTGCTGTCGTGGCACCAACTGCGATACGACCAGCGGTGCCTGTCATGGCACCTGTAGCTCGACCCGCTGGTGTGAACATCGCACCAACACCCACGGCTTGCGCAGCATCCATAGCACTCATGCCCGGACGATTGATAACAGACCGCGCACCGTTGATGCTGTTATTCATGATGACCGTGCCATCAGGTGCGTGCTGCATTGAAAACTGAGGCCACTTGCGCTCACCTGTTTCCGGATCCACTTGCATCAGCATCTGTGCAACTTCCGATGGATCGAACATGGTCAGTGCCGCTGCTGAGATCAGAGCCTTGTCTTTGGTAGACAGACCTGCACCCATGCCGGAGCCATAACGCTTGGTCGTCTCACCGTGCTCCGCCATGTCTTTGAGTTCCATCATCAAACCCGTGCGCTCAAAGAAAGTAAGGTCTGGATTATCTAGACGTTTAGATAGCTCCTCGTAGCGAGGATTCATATGTACGTTGCCCGTGAACATCTCAGGCAATTCTTTCGCTGCACGTGACTCGCCCGGTTCCATCGGGAAGTCGCTCATCACGTTGCCTTGGTTCCGGATGTCTTCGAGACTGACACCACCCAACTCGCCGGTACGAAGGAGTTCTTGCGCGGCGTCTTGACCTGTACCAACCGGATCCTGGGCAGCATCACCTAACCAAGTCGCGTCATACGCACGCCCTAGCTCAGCATCAGGACCTTGTAGAGCCTGCCCTTGCACGACGTCGCCCCAGTCGTTGTATTGCAACGCTGCAGGAGGAGGTGCTTGTGTTTCAACAACCTCTTCTTCGATGACTTCTTCGTCTGCCATTACTCGTCCTCAGGCTCGGGAGCTTTCACTTGGTAAGGAGATCCCCACTCACCGACACGGTAATACTTTGTGCCGGGTTCTAATTTGTCACGCTCTGCTTTCGTGCTGATGAAGACAGCGTCAGGTGCAAACGGGAATCCAGACACACCCTCCCACAAATCTTCAACCGAACTCATGTACTGACGTCGTCCTGCCGGAGACGTTGTGGTCTGAGCAGAGTTATACGCCTCACGAATACCTCGCGAGAGTGCAGTCGCGTAGATGTCTTCCATCCGTTTCAACTGACGGTAGTTGGTAGTGGTGTTTGTTCCCAGTCCAACAGAGACACCCTTCATCTCGGCAAGGTCTTTGTCAGATGCAGGACCTTTCAAGTCACGAAGCTTGGCGAGAAAATCTTCCGCGATTAGTTTCTGCAGGTCAGACAGTTCCGTCGTGTCACCGAGGTCTACACCTACCCAGTTAGCAACACGATTCTTGAGTGCTTGGAATCCACTGGTCTCAATTTCGATCTCAGCATTTTCCAGGATTCTATTCGCTGCCCGAATGTTGGCGAGTGGAGCCTTACGTTCATACGCTGCATTGATGAAGTCTTCACTTCTGGCTGTCGTGGACTCTGCCATTTCAGCTGCGCGAATAAGAGCAGCCGCTCGTGCAGGATCAAGACGTGACGCTGCTTCGAACATCGTGCCATCGGCACCCTTCAAAGGTGTCAACTTCAGACCTAACTCAGGCGCTTCCGGATCCACCATCATGGATCCGAAGACGATGCGTTGATTCTCGACAGCCCTACCCATGTCATCAGGATGAACCATAGTCTGGATGGAACCGTGAATGCTCTTGCCCGATGCTGCATTACCAGACAGTTCAAGCATCTTGTCGATGGCTTCACTCTCCATCGCAATCTCTGCGTTCATGTTGTCTTCGAGTTGCCGGTTGAACTCAGCTTCGTGTTGCCCACGCAGCTCGTTCTCTTGACGTAATAGGCCTGCGCTTCTGCCCATGCCCTCGCCAAAACTTCCAGTAGGTCCGGAACTCAGCATGCCTTGCGCTAGAGCAAGCCATCTGGATTGTTCGTCACGCTTAGCTTGTGCAGCTCGTTGCTCACTGATGCGTTCACGACCAACTGCCAAACGATCCAAAGCATTCTGCTTCTGATCCAAGATCATAGAACTCAGACTTTGCCCTGCTGCTGGGTTGGTTGTGCGCTCAACAATATCAGCCACGTCGATAGCGGCATCAGGTGTATCCACCTGTTCCTCGACGTCTGTTACTGCTGCTAATCCACCTTGTGGTTCAGCCATTTTCTCAGTCCTGTTTGTGATCCAATTTCAAAAGCTTGCCACCACCTACACCAAGGGTCCGTGCAAAGTCAGGATATAACGAGCGCGCCCATGCACTAAGCGCGCCCGTTGCCCGTTTTCCCATACCCACTAGCTTTGCTCCCGCCGCACGGGCGAGTCCTCCTAGTCCGAACTCCTGTTCGGGTATGTAATAGTCGTACTCGGTCTCGTCTTCGACGTAGCCACCGTTGGCATACTTGTTCGGCTCGATGTAACCACCTTCAGCTTCGGTCAACCCACGATACGTTCCGTAGGCACCCACGATCTGCGACAGTGGAGATGGACCGTAAGATTCTGCCGGTCCTGTGTCCGTGCGATCAGTCACTCGGGTGTAGGGCAAACCTCGAATCATCTGGTTCATGAAACCGAGTCGGTCGAACGGCAAGTCACGCTGCTCGATGAAGTCGTTGTACGCAGTGTCGAGGCTTCGCTGGTTCAGGTCCTGTTGCTGACGACCGATACCTTCGAGCGCTGCTGCATCGGTGTAACCCATGCGTTGAGATTCTGAGCCCAGTCTGCCCATGCCCTCTGCACCTGCATACAGACCTTGTGCCTCGGCTTCGGCAAGTGCACCACGCATGCGACCCAGCTCGCTGTAACGACCACGCTCTGCTTCGTAGCCCGTGCGAGCATTCTCGTAAGCTCCCCCCAGTGTTGCCAGCTGCTGACCTTGCAATCCTTCAGCGATGTCGCGGAAGCCTCTGGTACCGATGTCTTGCATCGAGCCTCGACCACCACGAGATCCGTACGTGCCTGCCGACGTGAACATTCCCTGGAGTTCAGGGATGTACGTGTCCCGGAGATGCCTGCCAGACTCTTCTGCCTGACGCGCCATCACCTGCTCGATGTACGGATTCATGTACTGACCTGCGACACCCGGATCAGAGAAGCTACCCTCGGCCTGCGTCAGGTAAGGATCCGCTGCCGACTGGATGTTACCAGCCGCCTCCAGACCTCCCTGATAGCCCGACGCTGCGGCACCCATGTAAGGTTGCCACGAACCTACGTTCTCTTGAGCTAGGCCAAATGCATCCTGCTGATCCTCAGTGAAGCCAGCGACCCTGGGGCCACCGTAGGGGATGTACGGCTCCGCTGCCGCTGAGTTGGCTCTTGCGAGCAGACCTTGCGTGTAGTCGGACATCCATTTTGGGATCCCCTCGACGGTCTGCCCGTAAGTCGTAACCGACTGTGGGATTGTGCCCTCGAAGAGAAAGTTAGTAGTGCTCGGCATTACGTTCTCCCTGCGGTCGCGGCACGAAGACGAGCCATCCCGCCTCCGCTCATGTAGTTGGCCGGTGCCTTGGCTTTATGGCTGAAGCCACCCTTGCTCAGGTTCTTTCCCTTGTGCTTGCGAAGGTTCGTACGCATCTCATCGAGGCGTTTCGCTCCGGCACTGCCCGATCCGTCGCCCAAGAGTGCCACGGATTCAGCGTCTATGACGTACTCACCGTCGCTCAGGCGAGCCGGGATGTCGTCAGACCTACCAGTGCCCTCACCACTTACGAATCGATCTCCGCCTCCCTGATAGCCTCCCATGGCTTGTCCGGGCATGCCCTGACCAAGCTCTGGAGGAGGTGGCATCCACGATCCCGAGTTGGGATCCTTGGTGTACCCGGCACTCACAAGCCGCTGACCTCTGCCTCGAACGAGCTGGAAGGGGACCGGAGCGCCCTGTTCGATTAACGCACCGATCTGGTCAACACCGCGCCCCTGCATACCCAGACCTCCAGTTGGACCTGCTGAGGGACCGCTGAAAGGTGCGGGATCGAGGAACAAATTCTGACCTGACTGCGTAGCTCCGGGCTGTCCGTACGTGTAGTACGCATTGGGATCGATGCCTTGGAACTGTCTGTTCATAGGACCGTAATCAGGCAGCGGTTCGTTGAAGTTGCCACCTTGGTAGGGACCAATCGGTTCGGCTTCTTCACCACCCCCCATCGCGCCCGCAGCTGTCAAGAGAGGGAGCCCGTACTTGATCAGCGCGTCCATGTTGCCCGGTTTTGCAGCAGGAGCGGGGGTAGTAGCAGCAGGTGTCGCTGCCGCAGGTGTGCCTGCCGGGTTGCCAAACACGGTGAGTTGATCTTTCGCTGCAGGGTCTACCGGGATCGGACTGTTCGGAAGACTCTCACCTGCTTGCGGACCAAGGCTGATCAAATCTGTTCCGGCAGGAGTCGTAACGGGTGACGCAGCACCTGGGGCAACTTTCTTCTGCGCCAAGATGCCGGGACCAGCTTCAATACCCAACGCGTCCTGCGCGCCGGAAGCCATGTTGTCCAGCGTGGGCTGCATCATTTCACCGAGGCCACCCATGACAGCACCCTCCATGAAGTCACCACCTGTGACAGATGACGCAGCGCCACCAGCCAAACTGGATCCGATGACGTTCGCTGTGTTTTCCGAAATTCCTGGAGCGAACTTGCTGACTTGAGAGCCTGCAACCTTACCCAGACCACCACCGATGGCTCCCGAGAGAGCACCGGTCATGAAGTCACCACCACCGGCAGCGCTTAGCCCGCCCTGCACGAGGGCACCACCAATTATTGGAGCGGCAGTTGCGCCCGCTCCCAAAGCGCTACCGATAGCGGTGCCGAGGCCCGGTGCAAAAATACTCAGTGCAATTGGAGCAAGCGTCTGGAAGATCTTGGATTTGAAAATCTTTTTGACGGCGCTCTTCACCTTCTTCCAGATCTTGGAGAGGAACCCGTACTCACCAATGCCAGTGTTCGGGTTGATTTCAGCAGGACCCCACATAGCCTCGATGGCTTGGTATTCCTCGGGGCTCATGTGCAGCATCATCGAGTCATCACCTCGACCAGCGTTCTGTGTCTTCGCTGCTTCAGCCAACACGTGACCCCCCTTAGCGAACGCACGCTCGACAGGACCACCGTAGCAGTAGAGGCGTACCTTCTTGGCATCCTTCGGCGAGCCGCCTGCTTTCTTTACGAGTGCCTCACCAGCCATGGTGTACAGCAGCTCCATACCTCCCGGCATAGACTCGACCATCTCGGCGGCTTTGATGATCGCGGGATCACCACCAGCTTCCGCCAGCATCGCAGCCAAACCACCTTTAACCGGGCCGATGTTGCCCAGTATCTTCTGCTCGCGTTTGTTAGGTTTCTTTCCTGCCATGGTCCTACCCCGAAAAGTTTGATGTCGCGAAGAGACGGTCTGCCCACTCTCGCCAGTTGTCGTAGTCGCGTGGATCTGGAGCGTCCTGACCCAAAGGGTCTACGCCTCCGAAGATACCTTCTGCCCAGTCCTGCCATTTGTCAGGATCGTCTAAGCGTTCGTAGTTCTGTTCCGTGCCGTTGGTAGGGTCTGACAAGAAACCCAGCGCCCCGGTCATGACGTCTGCCCACTCGATCACATTCGTGAAGCCATCCGGATTCAGGATCATGACTCAACCCTTCCGTCTGATGGTTCGATGTGTGCAAACGATTTGCCTAATTCGTAGTTGCCACCTACGACATTCGATTCAAACTTGAAGCTCATCAGTCGCTTGACCTCTTTGAACTTCACAGTCTCTTCGTCTGGAGTGGCTGGAGCAGCGAAGATTGTTTCGGTTGCTCCGTCCACCACAGTAGCTTTCGCGTTGGCTCGTCCGCGAATGGTCAGAGACATGTTACCAGCTTGCACAAGATCAGCTTCAACCCTGGCACAGTGAATGGACTGCGTGCTCTGCCCGGTATCGAGCAGGTTGTACTCACTGGTCTCGAAGAACGACTGCACTGCAGTAGCAGCGGACAGTCGGATCTTGTCGAATGCCGTCTCGTGTTGCCACAGTGTACGACCGTTCGCAGTGACCTCGTTATCCACCATGAAGGGACGCTTGTACACGTCGGCAAAGATGCCAGCGGTACGTCCTTGGTTGATATCGTCACTGTCAGGAAGCGGAGTGTCGTACCACGAACCTTCCCGAACGTTGTAGATGATCGCGTGCGTGCACTCGGTCGCGTTTCCTCTTGGATAACACCACCACAATTCACCGTAGCGTGGCACCTTGAAGCCGAAACACTTCTGCCGCTGCGTGAAGTTGAGGTTATCGAAGAAGAAATTCTGGTTCATGTCGTTCTGCATCTCGCGAACAACACCGTTGAACATCAGGAAGCGATCCACTCCCGGCCAATAGTAAATGCCGTCCATCTCGATCATGCCTTGCGAACTCAGTACCGTGATGCCACGCGCAATAATATCGAATGCAAACGGTGGACCAACACCCGGTAGGAACGTGCCACGGATGAGAGAGTCGAGTGCCCACATTAAAACTGCAGGACCTGTACCTGAGCCACGAAGCGGGAATCCCTTGACGATCTTCTGCGTGCCCAAGTTGAACTCAACCGGAGCTGCACCAACATCGTTAACGGCAGAGATTCGGATAAGCCCACGGCTACCGTATGCAAACAGGTAAGTGCCACTGACCACGACGCCACCGCTGACCGGCCCCAGTACACCAGTGTTCCAACCGGTGGTGGCATCGACACTCAAACCAGCAATGCTCAGAGGAGTTATGGCTTCGATGGTGTCAATGTAAATGTTGCCACCGATGCTGTTGTCAATGTTCGCAGCGTTCGGTGCAGCATGTGCGACCAGGAGGTGATTACCCGTGCCTGCAGTGTCGGCAAAGATGTCGAACTGCCACAGGTTATCGACGTTCGCAGCAAACGCTGCCGGTGTGCGATCAGTGAACAGACCTAGCGTACCGTTCGACACTTGGTACTGACCTACCGTCAGCGGATGACCAAGGTGCAGGTACTGGATGTCATCTTGCGAGTAGCTATGCATGCCGCGAGTGATCTCGGGCACGGTGTCGGTGACCTGTTGGTAGCCGCCCATCTTCTTTGGCTTGCCGCGTTGGAAACGACACCACCGTCCATCGCTATAGAACTCGTTGTCAAAACGAGTCCCATCCCGTTTGATTCCGGGATTGGAAAGCAGAGGTGCGGGAGCTACTGGCATCAGACACCTATCTCAATTGGACTAACCGTCATCCAACTACCACGCATACGACTCACAGTATCTAGCTGACTCACTGTTGGCCTCCACCGGAATCCGAAGGTGCCTGTAGCACTCATTCGGAACCGACCTGTGATGCGCACCATGACTTCTTCAGATGCTCCACCGAGAGTAATGGCAGAATTCGTAGTCTTGTCATCAGCAGCACCGTTACCTGCTGGGGCACCGTCTTCTGTGTCGTAGTCAAAGAGGTAATTACATTCTGAAATGTTAGCATCAGAATCGAAATCAAATTCGATGTTGGCTGTGCCTCCGGTGCGACGGAAGTAAGCAAAGATCTCAAACTTCCAATAGCCTTGCCGACAAGGTCTGCCACTAAACAGACGGTTATCATCAGCCATCGTGTTAGTCAGGCTTCGGTCATCCTGCAAGCCACCCGTCATCATGTGATCTGTGTAGGTAAGGATTCGCTCGTTCGCACCGGTACCTGTCGTGTTGTTGTTGAGCAGAGCGCCACCGCTAGTACCCTCATAAGGATACGGAGCACCAGATACCGGAGCAGTTCTCAGTACGCCAACACCCCCGTAGTGGACCCAAACTTCACCTGCAGCAGCAAACCCTTTGACGTAAGTTCTGACGAAGGCTCCAGTCCCCTGAACGACATCATTGATTTCCATGTCGCCAGTGCCTGCCTCGATCTGTATCGCAACACCACCATTGAAGTTCATCAATGCAAACTGATGTGTGACCGCAGCGTTCTCATAAACGAAGATGTCTTCGCCACCACCGATGATGAAGTTCGTGCCGTCAAAGTCCATCGTGACATCTGTACCGGTGCCGAATTGAATCTGTTCGTTGTCAAGCAGGACTACAGGGATGGGGGTGGTGATCGTGATCGTCTTTGTTGCACCTGCACCTGAGGCTACGACACCAGAACCAACAAAGTTTAGCGTGCCCCCCAGGTTTGCAAGAGGTACACCTTCATCCTCCACGAAGACACCTGCAATGGTTGCGATAGGCGTCTTACGCATTGCACCCGCATCGTCGTCGTAGAAAGCGATGGTATCTGCAACCACATCGACAGTCAGCTCGGTCGTCAAGTTGTCAGTGTCCAGCACAAGAGGTCGGTTAGCAGTGAGATCACCACCACCACTCAGGCCAGAGAGTGCAGCTGTCTGAATTTCAATTGCACTCGCCGCTGCTCCGAGATTTAAAAGGGCATTCGGCGCAGTTGTCGCACTAGTACCACCTTGTGCAATGAGAACCGGAAGAGCAATCGCTGCAGTGTTAACCGCATTGATAACGTCAACCGCATCGCAATAAAAGATGACAGTGTCACCTTGATTCACAGTCGGGGGACCTACTTGAGCAGCCGTCGAAATGGCGAGGGTGAATGCGCCAGTTGTTTGGTTGTCTACCCAATACTGCTGGGTGGTATTTGGCACGACAATGCGCCGATTGCCTGTCAGGGCACCCGTAAAGCGGTAAGCGATACGGTTCAGGTTTGCACCTGAAAGAACGAAGTCACCAGAACCTGGGACTGGAAGCGACACAAAGTCGAATGCAATCGTCGAGGCTATGGTGAGTCCGATGGTGAAAAAGTTAACCCCATCCGTGAAGATGAATGTGCTGCCACCAGGGTCCAGGTTGATGTCTGCAGCGCCATCAATGAGGCCTGCAGGTGGAACGATATTCAGTGTTCCGGAACCAGAGTTCCGAAGCATGAAGAACCAATCGTTACCGACAGCACCCGCACCGGGGAGGTTGCAAGTACCAGCACCGGCAGTGTAGATCTGACACGACGCTCGATCACCATCAACGATAGTGAAAGGAGTAGCAGCCTGCACGTCAGAATCGATTTTTTGGTTAAGCAGAACACCGATTGCTTTGATACCAGCACCAGCCAGAGCTGACGCAGATGCAACTGCTACTGAGGCACCCAACTGGAACGTAGACCATGTGCCTGCGTCCGTGGAGTTGTCGGTCAGACTAAGAACCCACTGCTCACCGGGTTGCACCGTTTGAATCGTGCCACCCGTAACGTCACGCACGAGATAGGCATTCGCACCCACGTTGTTGAACGTGACTTTGTTACCTGTCGATGCGATCTGTGCATCAGGCATGTCGATGGTGAGCCCAACAGCCGTGGCATCGACATCAATGATATCGGCAACGACGTTCTGCCCTGTGATTTGTTGTTCGGTCGGCCACTGCAACGCGACATCAACTGCTGTCTGCAACATGAGGTAGCTAACTCGGGACGGAAAGATTAAATTCCCGCCAAAGACGTCGGTATATGACATCAGACGTTCTCCCTCGTTACGTTTCTATCAATGATGCGCTGCAGATCCTGCTGCTGCAGAGTCTCCAAGTCCCGGTCGTAGATTGCCTGCCACGTCGGGATGCGTTCATCGTTCTTTAAAAATGGAGTTGCCTGCAACAGCGCACCATGAAGAAGGGCGTTCGGGGCAAAGTCCGTCGTCCAGTTCGTTTGATTTACTGCGTCTAACAGAGCAGGCAACTCCCAATAGTTAACCTCGAATGGGTAAGCAAAATCTGCTGAAGGTCCTATCAACCAGTTGTAATAATCGTAGTCCGCGTAAAACTTAGGCTGTGCAGTCAGATCCTCATCAGGCCAATAGCGCCGGATGTATTCGTAAGAGCGAGCAAACAAAGGCGTGCGTACCTGTGTCACTCCCACACCGAAGTTGATCGATATTGTTTTGCGCCATCGATCAGGCTTCGGTATGACTGACTGCCCGATTGCCATGGTGTCCGTGACATTCTGAACGAAACCGAGGATCTTTAACTCGTTCGCCAGTTGTCGCTCAGCAAGATTGATCAAGCTGGGCAGCTGCTCGAACACAGTAGTGTCCACAACCGTGCCTCGCTCCAAGTACGCACGGAGATCTTTAAGAAGCGAGTTGTATGTCATCGAGACAGCCATGGCTTATTCCTTACTGAGGAGGTTCTACAACCGGATCATCGTCATCCGGCAATGTGTCAACCGCAGGTGTTGGTTCCGGCTCGGGAGTCGGTTCTGGTTCTGGCTCTGGTTCTGGTGTTGGCTCGGGCTCTGGCTCGGGAGTGGGCTCTGGTTCTTCTTCCGCCAGTAGCTCATCCTTCGCAGCCTGCAAACGTGCATGCGCGTCGTCCGATCTACCTCGCAAGATGTCCCACTCATCCGGTGTCGGTTCACGACCCTGCTTCGCCATCGCTTCGATGGTTTCAGTAAATTCTTTCAGGTCGTCGTACGCATCATCACCCTGTTCGAGCAGAGTGCCCAGAATGCCCAGCAACTCGGACGCTTGATCGAGGCGCACGCTACTGCCACCTCCCAGTGCGGGGTTAGCCATCACTGTTCGTAGTCCGCTGACTGCCAGCAAAATCATTTCAACAATACCCATGTTATTCCGTCTCCTTTATTGTTCTCAGGAGTTCGCTCACTAACGGTGCGAGTCGAGTGACCCAATCATCTAACCTAGTAGAGGCAGTGATCAGTTTGTCTTGACTCGTGTTGCCAGCTTGGAACTCAGCTTTGACCCGGATGAATTCCACGTACGCTTCAAGGAGACTATCGGCCACCGGTTTGGCCCTCTCCTCTGCTTTTACGATTGCCAGCTTTGCGTTGCGTGGAATAGTAGGTTGCTCGACCAAGTCCGCTGCCTTCTCCTGGAAGATGACAAACGTACCGTAAGCAGCGTATGCACGTTGCTCACTGGTTTCTGCAGCCTTGATAGGGTTCGCTGACTGACACCCAGCCAGCGCCGTTAGGCACAGGATCAACCATGCCACTCGGAAATCTAATTGCCGTTTCATAAAACTCCGCCTCCGTCACCGCTTCCGGTGATCTTATTAACAAGTCGGCGAGTCGAGATAGCTTGGTAGTCTTTCAAAAAGCTAACCAACGAACCAACACCCAGAACGATCCATGGAATCTGACCGATGTCCGAGATTGACTCCACGCCTTCCGTCTGTAGCAACGCAAGCATGCCCGTGAAGAATAAAATCAACGCTGCAATGACAGCACCTACGAGAGTATTAAGATTCATGTGCCTTTCTCCAATTAGAAATGTACTCTTCCGTCGTTCCACGCCCAAGATCGGTTCCATCTGACAAACGCCAAGCGCAGGACCTGTGCCCAGTTGCTTGATGTAAGTCAAACGCGATTCTTGAATAGCCGTGCCCAACACCAGCTCACTAGCTGCTGCTGAAAACATTCCCAGCTCCTCAAGAGTCGGTTCGATAATCAGATCGATAAATTGTTCGCGATCAATCACTCTTCTTCGTCCTTCAGTTCTTCTTTTGCATCCTGCAGCGCCTCCAGCTCGATCTCCAGATCGGCTAGGTACTCTGCGTCGTCTTCTGTCCAGTCCGTAGCTGCTCGCTGTCGGAACTTCAACGCTGCAATCTCTTTACGCAACGAGTTGATGTCTCGTGTCAGGAGCACCGAGAACGCAGACTTGATCGGTTGTGCCTGCTGTTGTGCGATGTCCTTGAAGTCATCAGCCAAGGCCTCAGAGAGAAGAGGCTTGCCGACGTACCACAGAACGGGAATTACGACCGCAAGAGTCGTGACGGTACTAAAAATTGTACTGACTGAAATTTCTCTTGCGGCCATAACCTTATCCCTTATGCAGGATCGTCTGCGGGGGCTTCAGCGTTTCCGCTTGCGCTTGCGTCGTCGTTTGCCCCATCGCTTGGGTTTTCCACGGGAGCAATTGCCGGAGCTGGCGCGTTTCCCAAATTATTTTCCGGCTGTGGCTGTGCGAGCACGACTTCACCGTTCGCTATCGCCTGCAACATGCCATCCAGGATTCCGAGTGCGCCAGATTTTGCAACGCTCAACGGGACGGGTAGATCTTCAACCTGCAACAGCTTTACACCTGCCGCTGCAGCCATCTGAACTTGTTGTGCTGATACTTCTTGCTTTGCCATTCTTCTTCTCCTTGGTTAGGGCTTTCGCCCACGTAAACTTACGGTGTTGATTCTGCGTTTAGTGTAGCAGTGGCTGTGTCGATATCCGCACCACCTCCTGCGGGTCGAATATGTATTACTCCAGTAGCTATAAATGTTCCTGCGCCCGTCTCCTCCGCGCCCCACACAATAGTTCCTCCCCCATTAACCCAAGACGGGCTGATTGGATCACTCGGACCCCAGTTTGGATTGTTCCCTGTCGTAACCCACTGGAAGTCGTAGTCGTTCGCATCGAATCCTGAGCCAGTCACCCATGAGCCGATCACACCGTCTGCGCCATTCAGACGTTGAGCCCAAACATCTCCATTAGCACGAATCTGAATCTCCGCTCGCGCATCACCTGGAAAAAACCCAATGTCGAATATACTGTACGAAGCTTGGTTGAACCCAACCGCGAACGAGGCTTTCTGCGCCATTGCTTGATACATTTGCTGAAGTGACATTAGCTCAGCCCCGCTCCTGCAATCTTCCAAGTAGTAGCACCAACTTTCTGAGCGACAGCATGTCCACCAGCAGCCAGCGTTCGTGTACCGGTCGAGTTGTCATCTGCGAAGATCAACGTATCCGTTGTGATTGCGATGCTGATGCTGACCGAACCACTATTGTCCCAAGCTAGGAACGTTCCTATCTGGTATGGGACCGAACCGTTCGCAGGTATCGTCATTGTCTGGGCTGCAGTGCCACCCGTGAAACCTACCGTCTTGCCCTTGTCCGTCAGGATACCTACGCGACTGGCGACAACCGAAATGATCTCAGAGATCGATGGATCCAACAGTTGGTTAACGTCAGTGTCATCTCGGAACTCTGGGCGACAAGGGGATGCTGATCGAACCCAGTATTGTCCGTAACCAGCGTTATTAGCTCCGGGTGCTGCCGCCTCTTCCAATTGAATGGAGAGTGCGTCCATCGTTACCTTCTCCGTCCCTCCTGTACCTGCGACAAGAGACACTTGACCATTTGGATTTGAAAGAAGAAGTATTCCAAGAACGTCACCGACAGTGCTCAGAACAGTTCCAACCTGATCAGTGAAATTTAGACTTACATTCGCAGCAGATCCTGTTGAATTGCCATCACGCAGATCCAAGCATGCTCCGCCGAGACCGTTGTTGATGCGAAGAGTAGTTCCCGTGTAGAAGAGATCCGGCTCACCAGCAAGGGTCGCTCCGGTGCTATCCCAGACAGCTACCTCGCCACTTGCCGGAGTTGGCGTTGCTGCAATGCCACCACCACCAAGGTCACCTACTGTCAGCACGCGTTCGAGACCAGCCCCTGTCAAAGTGTTGTTGACCAGGAAGCCGCCCGCTGCCGGTGCAGCAGTCTCAGCTACGACCGTTGATACTGTGCCGTGTTGCATCCTGACAGCGACACCAAAATCGACCTCAATACTTGCACTGTTGAGACCACCTATGAAGGTGTTGGATCCAGAGGTTCCTGCGCCGTCAGTGTTGATGAAGAGGGTAGAGTTAAAGCTGAACGCACTTGGCTTAGTTTGAATACGTTGTCGCGAGATCTGAGTCATTCCCTGCGTGCCAGTCAGGTTCGCACCGACATTGATCGGGACGTTGATGTACGGAGCACCCAGAGTTGAAGTAGATAACGCACTGGTCAAGTTAATCGAACCAAGAATCAGCGGATCCGGAACAGAGCCACCAAGGTCAGCGGTAGTCAGAACTCGTTCGAGTCCTGCACCCGTCGCTAAGTTATTTGCCAGAAGCCCACCAGCTGCAGGTGCGGCAGTCTCGGCCACCACCGTAGATACCAACCCATGTTGAAACCTAACCGCTACACCGAACTCTATCTCGATGTTGGCACTATTGAGGCCACCTATGATCGTATCGGAACCAGCCGTACCCGCACCTTCGGTATTGATGAAAAGCGTCGAGTTCCAGGAGAACGCACTAGGCTGCGTTTGAATTCGCTGACGTGCGAGACGCGTCATCCCCTGAGTACCAATCAGATTCGCACCAATGTTAATAGGCACGTTGTTGTACGGAGTGCCTAGCGCTGGCGTCAGCGAACTGGTCAGGTTGATGGAACCGAGGATCAGTGGATCAGGGACTGCTCCTGCTGACACCTGTGATCGCGGCATCAAGATTAATAGTAGGGTTGACTGGATCCCCAGCGTTGACACTGATGTTCGTACCACCAATGACAGAATCAACTTGACCACCACCCGATGGAGGAACTGAGTAAGCACCCGTCTCGTCGAGATAGTTAGTTGCGACACCCCCCGAGGTAAGTACAACTCCGTTCGTCGGAGAATTGTAAGCACCCGTCTCATTGAGGTAGTCGGTAGCAAGCCCTCCGGTATTGAGAACTACACCATTGACCGTCATGCCTGTGATTGCAGCAGGCATATTGACGATGGGGTTTATAGGATCCGTAGCATCGACGTCGATGTTCAAACCACCGACGACTGAGTCCACTTGTCCACTTCCTGACGGCACAGAGTAGACACCCGTCTCATTAAGAAAGGCAGTTGCCGCTCCCCCATCGTTCAGAGTTACACCGTTGACACTCAATCCTGCGATTGCCACCGGCATGTTGACGATTGGGTTAAGTGGGTCCGTGTTATCGACGTTAATGTTCACGCCTGAGTTGACAGAGATAACGCTGCCACCAATGCCCAAGTCAGACGCTGAAACTTTTCGGCTTACTTGTAGGCCACCCTCAACTGCCTGCGACTCGAAGAACGTTGTTGCTGGATCAAGCGGCAAAGTAATCGGTGCCATGTCGGAGATTGTGAAGTTACTCATTAGGGCAAGTCCTCATTGAATAGCACTGTCGCGCCTTCGAACACGCGAAGGTCTCCACCAGCTGTCACGCGTGGATTGCCTCCAACTGTTGCACGCACACCAGCCAACTGCGTCGTGTTAGGGATAGGTCCTCCCGGAGTCAGATCCTGGTCGGGACGATAGAAAGGTAACGTGATGCGATCCGGTTGACGAGGTGGCAGACGATACGGATCGTACTCATCCAAATCATCGATGCACACTTTCAGCCCCGGACTATTCGGGTCCGAGTACAACTCGCTCAAGAACCCACGCGTCACTCAAATACTTTTCAGCATCGAGGTCGAGTCGAGGAATGATTACCTCCTCAACTTCTTTCAATTCTCTGCCCAGCTCTGCAGCTAGGTTGCATACGATAGCCAAGTACCACCTATCCGGCACTTCCAGTTCATCTGACATAGCACCAACATCCTGCAACTGTCGTTGCACGAAGCCAGTAACTTGAGAGAACGTAAACTGGAACTGCGGGCTCGGCCACAACTCCATCTGAGGTTGGGTACGCTGCTTGTCGTACCAAAACTGTGTTGGCCTGCCAGTGCTCACCTTGTCTGGCAGGTTTGCGTAGTCATTACGGTTGAGCTTGTACATCGGGATCTCGCTCGGAGTGTCCTGATACACCAGCTCCAGTACGTTAAGAATCGTCGCGCCTGTTGCACGCAATCGATAGTACTGGTACGCCGTCACGCCTTGCACATCTGCCCAGAGCCATTCGCCTGCAGTTACTTCCTGATCAACCTGCGTGATCAACGGAATCGACGTCACGAAGTTATCGTTCGACGCCTCGATGACGTAGCTCCACAAACCTGTAGCGTTGGGCAAGATCCCAAACGTAGATGCTGCCGCAGGAGACGGCAACGTCATCGTGATTGTGCCTAGCGGTACAGTCTGGATACACGCTGTCGATACATTGCCATCGAACGCGTTGTCTGCATTGCCTTCACTAGCACTCGCGGTACCCGTGATTCGTTGCAGCGTACGCAAATTCATGGTGAAGGTGTCCACCGTGCCCACGGGGAGTGGGAGAGTTTGCTCGCGTTCGTAAAGAGGCAGGATAACAGGGACCACGTTCCAGAGTTTGATGCCCTTGTTAACCAGCGTCTGCGTGAACAGCCACAGCAAGTCGAGCGCAATCTCCAGGTGCTCACCCGTGATCTGCTGCTCAACCATTTTGCACCTACGAAACGCATGATCAATGATCTGCTGATTCGTAAAGATCGTGCTTCCAACTGTTCCTGACGTAGGCATCTATCTTCCTCCGCGTACCCGACTGCCTCGACCACCGCGAGGACGCTGATTGTGTCCGCGAGGGGCTGGCGTCTTCAAGTGTTTATCCATGACGTCCTCGGCCACCCGCGTTGCTATTTTTTTACGCTGCCACCTCGTGCCTTATTGACGGTGCCGCCACAGGCCTTCACGTTCTTCGGCATGCCTTTCTTCGAAGCGCCAATGCGTGCGGAAGACATATCGACTTTAGGAGGTCTTTTCAGGGTTTTACTCCGTAAGGCCTTCTTGCTTGCTTTGAGAGCTGCATCAGCAAGAGCGCCACCACCGCTATCTCGAACAGCGTGCACTG